TGCTTGCTGGCTCTAACATGCTTGCTAAATTCGCCTCCGCTCAACTTGCCCCCATGATCATCCAATTGGTATCCGCTGGTCCGGTGGCGCAGCAATTCCAGACTAGCGGCATTAAGTTTGATTACACTGAATTCGTGCGTGAGACCTTGGATATGCAAGGCTGGGATACGGAGAACCTTATCCTGCCCCAGACCCCTGAAGACATGCAGAGGGTCAAAGAGCAGAATCAGGCGATGGTTAAAGCGCAAGGGGATCAGCAGTTGCAGCAACAGAAGCAGCAGGACGACTTGGCCTCAATCGACGCAAAAGGTTCGGCACAAGCTGGGGTCGCTGTGGTCCGTTCGATCCTCAAGAACCATGAGGAGACCGGAATCAATATGGCTGAGCAGATGCAGAACCCGGCTAGTCAGCAAAATGGTGGAGGCGGTCAGTGATGGATAGAGAGACGCAACAAATAATGATTGTGAAGCAAGGGCTCGTGCAGATGTGCGGGACTATGGGTTGGGAATACTTCAAAGGTATGGCCAAGAACGTGGTAGAGCTTGCCATCCAAGCAGCGTTGGACGAAGAAGACCCAGTTAGAGCGGAGTCCAAGCGTCTTAAAGCGAAGGCTATGCAATCAGGTTTGGCGGATTTATTCAGTACAGTGGAGGCGGCAAAGCAATTTGAGCCTCAAGCTTTGGATGATAACGGGGGATTTGATTTAGACCCTTTCGTGGTGCAGCAAGTGATTGGGCTGGAAATTTAAAAAAGGAAAATGAGTTATGACAAACGAGCAAATTGCAGCAACGGAAAATATGTCTCTCGATGATTTGAGAGCACTGGCAAGGCAAGAAGCAGCGGGTGAAACTATTCCCCCGGTGGTAGCGGCACCAGCTAAAGCAGTGGTAGACACAGGCGCAGAAGTCATCGGCGACGATTTGCCTGATGACCCCGTGGTTCCGCCAGTAATTGACCCCACTCCAGCCCGCACCATCTTCAGGAAAGAAGTCAATTCCGAAAATGGTTCCGGCGTCGATATTTACGAAGCAGACAGTTTGCAGGAACTGGTAGACAAGTTGGCCGAAGGCAAGCGCAATGCTAACCAGAAAATCCGTGAGTTGAATGCTAAGGTAAAGCAAGAAGCAGCCCAAGTTAATGCCGATGAAGAATATATCGTTGGGGAGAAATTCCGGAAGGCTCCCAAGCAGACGATGAAAGAAATTGCCAGCGAAGTTTTGCGGGAACAAGAGGCCAGAAACGAAAGAAGCAGGGTCGTGCAGGAAAATTTTGTGACTACGCACCCCGATTATGAGGCTGTTCCTCAGAATGCAACGCTGATTACCAAGTGGGTACAAGACCATGGGTACTCGGAGTTCAGTCAGGAAAGTCTCGACAATGCTTACACAGCCTTGAGTACAAGCGGACTGCTGAAACTCAAAAAGGCCGAGCAAGCGGATGATGCAGCGGGTGCGGATACCAAGGTGAATGGGCGGACTGCCCAACCTAGAGTTGAAGCGGCGCAAGCGTCTAGTCCCCGTAGGGGAAGTGGCATAAGTACTCGTACTGGCACAACCAATACAAGTAAAAATGCGCTCCCGACGTTGGACGAGGCTTACGAGATGGACATCGATAAGCTCCGCGCACTCGCCAATGCCCAGTTATCAAAGGGCCGAGGGTAAGCGAAGCCAATCCTGATTCATTCCCAAGCTATCCCAAATCACTAAGGTGATAAGTTTATGGCAATTCCAAGTGCAGCTTCTGTCCTATCAGCAAATTTGGCTGGTTACCCGACTGTATTTTACGACAGGTTAGGCCTAAAGACCCTCCAGTCCTCACTTTTCTTCTATCCCGCTTGCAACCTCCGCAACATGCCGGATCGCAGTGGTGTGGCGCTCCAGTTGTACGGCTACACTGCCATGACTGCGAACACAACTGCCGTGAGTGAAGGGCAGCCCGGCAGCGGACAGACTTTGACCCAGAACATTGGGACGATCAATCTGGCCAATTACGCAGATTATATCTCCCTCAGCAGCAAAGTAAAGCTGACTGCCATTTCTCCCGCAACTGAAGATGCGGCAAAGCTCATCGCCTATCGTGGGGCTCTGTCGATTGACACGGTTATTCAGACCGCTGTAACTACGCAAGCAGCCACTAACGTAGCAGTAGATCAAATCTCTGCGTCCACCTTTATCGCTTCAGTAGCTCGTCACGCAGTTTGGTCTTTGCGTGGTAAGAACGTGAAGCCATACAGGGATACTGGGGTTTTCTTCGGAATAACCCACCCTCTGACGGCTTTCGATTTGGTCAACGACTCTACGAGCGCTGGCTGGACCGATTTGCAGAAATTCAGTGACCGTCTAGCTACCACCAACCCCGCGTTAGTCGGCATCAAAGGTGCCTACATCGGGAATGTGGGAGGCGCGGATTTCTGGGAATCGGCGGCCTGTGGCGTTACATCCGCCGGTAGCCCGCCTACCAATACTTATAACTCCTTCGTGTTCGGCGATGAAGCCATCATGGCATCTTCGTTGGGCCAGACGGACCTTGGGGATAAGAATTTCACTACGAAAGTAATGGAATTCCCGATGGGGTCGAATAGTCTTGACCCATGTGGGCTTATCGCGGGCGCGGCAGCTTATTCGGCATGGTTCGGCTGTACCCCGGCCCCTACCCCGACTAATACCGACCGCTTTAGGGTCATCGCTACAGGTAGCAGCATTGGGTAAATTACCAATAACACTGAACAAATATTAACCAAAAGCCCCGACCTAAGAGTTGGGGCTTTTTCATGCCTGTTTCTTGTTCGGCTCAGTATTAGTCTGCATGTTAATTACATGCGTCAGATGCAACCTGCCCAAGAAGCCCTCAGAGTTTGGTAAATCAAACCGCACGCCAACTGGTTTGCGCCCTCAATGCAAGAAGTGCCGCAATGAAGAGTATGGCCGGGACGCCGAACGAAAAAAGGCAGCGAAGCGTGAGCGATACAAGAATGATATTGAGTATCGTGAGCGGGTGAAATTGGCAGCCCATGATTATCACCATGGAATAGTAAAAGCAAACCCCGAAAAACCTAAGGAGACATGGCAGGAGGCAAACCATCGAGCGGGGTTGAAATACCTCTTTAAGATGACCCGCCAACAGTACAAAGCAAAATCCGCTGCCCAAAATGATGTCTGCCTTATTTGTAAACGCAGTGCCGAGGAAGCAGACCCTCGAACTAAACATCTGAGTGTAGATCACGACCATAGTTGCTGCCCCGGTAAGCATTCCTGCGGAAAGTGTATCCGTGGCTTATTATGCAGCCCGTGTAATGCAGCCATAGGCAGGTTAAACGATTCCGTCCCCCGGCTCCTAGCCGCCATCACATATCTACAATCTTTCCCATCCATTGTAGATGGATGAACTTAGAATCCCACTATTTTACAGGGTTAAGCCCGACCTATCCGAAGAGGAATTGAATCAAGTCCTCCATGCCCTCCGCATCACTCCAGTGGCCTGCGTCATCGTCACTGACCCCCGGCATACCCAGCAAGCCTTGAGCTTTGGCGTTGAATTTATTTATTGCACAGAAGCTGCTGATGATTTGGCTCGATCTCTCTCCCAGCCCTGTGTGGTTATCGGGGGAATTCAGACTTTTCAACCCGTTTTTGAGGACATGCATGAAGAAAGTGAAAAAGCGTAAACCCGTCAATGCACCGATGGTCGAAACAGACATAAGGGAGCTTGGCGATCAGAGATTAAATCCCGAAGAGGCATGTGCACGGGAGCGGGAAGATTTGCTGCGCATCGAAGCCAAGAAAAAGATTTGGGGACAAGCAGAACTTGAAGACCACGAGCGATCCGCTGGACCTCGGATGCCATGGACGGAATTGATTCGCAAACTTCAGCGCTGCAACCATGGTCTGCAAGTCCGGGATGGCAGCGCCAATGCTGTTGCTCTTTATGTAAGGAAAAAACCCCACGAATTCACAGACGCAGATCGCCTCGGGGAGGTTCCCCCCAATGGGGAATTCTATATGGATCACAGATATGTATCCGGGTTTGAAAAGCATGAAATGCCAGAGTACTCCCACATTAGCTTGGACACCAGCATGCTCCCTACCCGTGAATATCGGGGATGGAGGACTGTGTTATTGGCTTTAATTCAGGCTGAAGCAATCACTTATCCAAGTGCCATTCGGGAATTTGGTGATCCAAGTGGGGATAAGCGCAGCACTCGTTGGTTGGAACAAACAAGGCAATTTAGACAATAGAAAAGGAAGCTATGGCAGAAAAAGACAAAGACGCAAAAGAAGCAACGCTAGCAATAACCGCAAGAGACCTTCAAGACATCATTACCGCAGCCGTCGCCGCTGCAAAAGCTCCCAATGTTATCGAGCAAGCAAAGCTCGATGAGCAGAGGGCAGAGATGGTGCAGAAACAGCAATATCGCCAAGCGACAGCCCAATCTGTAAGGGACGATATTGAAAACAAGAAGCTGATTCAACAGGTGTGTTCGCACGAGCACCCTAATGGGGCTTCACGATCTGTATATGTCACCGAGAGAACAGGCCCGGGGTACATGATTTGTTTAAAAAACCAGTGCAAAATTCGCCCTGAGCCGAAACCCGCCAAGAATGCGGATTCCGGGGCAATCTATGACACCACAATGTTCAATCGATTATTTCAGAAGGCAAATTCCGTGGAAGAATTCGCATAGCATTAGAATCAGCAACTTACATAAGGTAGCTAAATTCGTCAACTTAAAAGGGCCTCGGTATTTAACCACTGGAGGCCTTTGTGTTTATCTATCTGCATGGCACTGCGTGAACATCCCGACAAGGAATCATGGAGCATCCATGCTTTGCGTTCCGATATTCAATTCGGACTTGAACTAGATCAAACCGAAATCGCATTCATAGCGTTCCTTCGCTCTCAAGACCCGGATTATGGTTACAACATGCGTCGGGGTGGTTGGGGTGGCGGGGAAGTGGCTGAAGAAGGTCGTCGTAAAGTAAGCGCAGCCCGCAAAGCATATTTTGCAAACCCCGAGAATCGGCAGAAACAAAGCGAAGCGATGCAGGGGAACACGAATGGGGTTGGAAACTTGGGGCGTAGGCATTCACGCCACACCTATACCCATTCTGCTGATACCCGCCGCAACATAAGCGAAGCCCTCAGAGGCAAGCCGCTTTCAGCGGAGCACAGACGCAAGTTGAGTAAGGCTAAGATGGGAAAAACTGGTGCTAAGCGTTCAGAAGAAACCAAACGCAGAATGCGTGAAGCATGGAAGACACGTAGGAAGCGCCTACAGAGATAACTACCCCTCCCATTAGGTAGAGGCATTCACCAATGGGACTTTGCACGATAACACTCCAACAAGTTGCGAACACATGCAGCACCATGGCCGATTTGATGCCCTTGTGCGGCGTGGGGGGCTACGTCAACGAGCCGTTTTTATCCCTCGCGAATGATGCCATCTCGGATTTGATCAGTGATGAAAACGACTGGACGTTTAACAGGGTAGAGGCCCCATCACTTTTCACCGGTCCGAATCGACAGGATTATCTCTTTGCTGGAGCCAGTGCTTTCACTTTGGGTTCAACCAGTCAAGGATGGGCCATTGGACTAGCCACAATGCCTGCCATCACCAACTCTGGTCCTTCTAACAACGGAACAGTCACCGTAAACACGCTGGAGGTTCACAGATTCAAGGTGGGCGATGTGGTCTATATGACGGGTGTCATCATGACCACTGGAAGCACGGCGGCCTATAACTCCACTTTCACAGACAACGGCTCAGTAAGTCAGTGGAACGGCGGCTGGCCCATTACAGCGGTCACTTCCAACAGTTTCACCTTCAACGGCACGACGGGAATGTTAGCAAATGACGCTGGCGGCGCTCCGGGCATCTCGAATTTCGGTTATGCGACCTCGGCCTCTATGCAGGAGGTAAATAACAACTCATCTCCACCTAACCAATGGTCTTTGACCGTCAAAAGAGAGCTAGCGGTCAGCAGCAGGCTCTTTACTCCGGAAAAAGTAGCTGTAATGGTCGATTACGGAACAGGAATTCTAAAAATCCGCTTGCTTTTCGTTCCAAGTACCGTGATTTATGCCGTTAACATCATTTTTCAGGCCCGTGCACCGTTAAAAGTCAGTCTCAGCGACACTTGGGCACCGTTTCCCGATCAATTCAGCGCGCTTTACCGTCAGGCCGTATTGGCCAGAATGTACCGCTACCTGAATTCCCCCCAAGCGCAGGTGGAGCACGCCAAATTGCTGGATGAAATCAAGAAAATCCAAAGCGCCGATGATGCCACCCTCACGGATGTCAGTTTAATCCCCGAAAGTAGTCTCATGGACTCGGGCTCTGATTGGGGCTGGTAACTGATGGCTCAAATACCCAACATTAAAAGGAACGTTGAAGCAGGTCAGATTTTCATTCCCTTGTGGATCAATGGCCTCCATGTAAACCGTTCGCCGATTTTTACTCCGCTGAGTCCAATGGGTCTGACGGTCATCAGCAGATATGACACCCTATGGGGTGGCTCTAACATGGAGTTATCGATGGCGAATACTTTGGTTCGTCGTCCGGGGTACCCACAATGGTGTTCGTCTGCATTTGGTTCGTCTGAATGGCCTCTGCAATTCTATTCCTACCAGAATCTCAGCGGCTCCATCACCACATTGGTCGATACCCAGACCAATACCTACAGCTTCACCCCGACGAGTAAATCTAGTCTTTTGACCAAGCCCAGTGGAGCCACACAGACAGCGTTCCAACGGGTTGGCGAAGTGTTGTACATGGCTTCGTATAAGAACTTTCAGGCCACAGGGGACAACGGCACCATTGGTACGCCTCGCCCCGTTGGGCTTGCCGTACCACAAGTTGCTCCTAGCTTCGTGCTGGGTACTAACGGCTTCCTTCTTCCCACGGCTGGATGGACCTATGGCTACAGTTATGCCAACAGTACAAGTGGCCATGTGAGCACCATGTCGCCCATCTCAGCGAACGTTGGCAATTTGGATGTGGCATCGGTCACGGAAGGCTCAAATCCATGTCCCATCACCATCGTTACCTCCGTGGTTTCAGGCGGTGGTCCGGGCACGGTCACTTTTAGCACCCCCAATGGGAATAACTTCAGCGTAGGCCAGAAGATAGTAGTCACCGGGTTCCCCGTCACCACAGCGGGCACCTATGTTGTCAACAATACCTATACCATCACAGCCTGTGCACCGGGCTACTTCAGCGCCAGCACAGCAGTGTGGGGACCTGCTTACACTGGCCCATCGGGTCATGGTTTCGGTCAGAATTGCGCCTTCGTTCAACCTACTATCGGCTGCGTTGGAACGCTGAACCCTATTACCATTCCGGGGACAGCGGGACCGGGTGCAAGCTACACATACACAGTTGCAAACACCACGAACTTTGCGCCCACCAACGCCTTTGGCGCAACGGGCAACACGGTCACGGTGAAAAGTCCCGGTGGGACGAAGGTCTACACACAAATTGCTTCAGGCACGCCAACCACAGGGCAATTCGTCGTCAATGCTTCCACAGGTGCATTTACTTTCGCAGCCGCAGACACAGGTCTCTCAATCGTCATCACCTATGCTGTCACTCCAACTACAGGTTCAACACCTGTCAGCTTTATCCTGAGTGGCCCTGCGGCCAACAACGCCTTTAGCACACCCCCATCGGGTTCTAATGGCGTGGGTAGCAACGGGTCGCAAATTGACACGACTGGCTATGCCAACGCTGACAGCGTTGTGATTTTCCGGGATCAAGATTCGGATACAACCGCAGGACCGTGGTTCTTCCTGTCAGTCATCCCCAACAACCTTGCAATTTCGTCCGCAACCTATCTGGCTCAATCTGGTCAGACGGTCTACACACTCACAAACCCCTGCAATGCGGGTGCAGGTAATGGGTTCGCAGGTGCTAGCAATTCGGGTGGAGCAACTATCGCAGGGTTCAGCAATGCAGGGAACAACGGTACTTTCGATATTATCGCCTCGACTTCGACCAGCATTACTTGCACGAATGCAGGGGGAGTAACAGAGACACATGCAGCTACGGTCAATTCAGGCTCTTGGACATACACCGATACAGGTGCTGTTTATAACTACGCTTTCGATTACACCGTGCCTGATGGCGAACTAGATATTCTGATCGAATCACCAATCGACGATGAAAACAACCCGCCACCGAACATCACTAACCCCATCACCACAAGTGCAAGCGGTACATTTTCGCTCCTTTGCTATGGCGCTGGCAGGATGTGGGGGGCGGTTGACAATTACGTTTATTTTGCGGGCGGGCCGGATGTCACATATGGGAATGGCAATGAAAGCTGGCCTCCAGCCAACGTGTTCACTTTCCCCGGCAAAATCACGGCATTAGCATCTGTGCCCGCTGGTATCATCGTTTTTACCAGTGATGATTTCTACATTATTTATGGTACAAGCACTTCAACATTTTATCCGCAGGTATACCAGAAAAACTTCGGGGTATCTTCGCAGAATTGCTTAGTCCTTGATGGCGATACGCTTTACATCCAATCAAACACGGGGCAAGTGTGGTCTTTTACCAATTCCCTCAACGAAATCGGTTTGAATGTTGCCCCATTGCTCGCCAACTTCCCGCCTGCCTCGTCTTATCTTTGCATGCACAAATCTGGTGAGGATGTGGGACTGTTTATTTCTGACGGTTCGACCAACTACCTGCGATACAGAATTGATCAGGATTCTTGGTCACCACTATGCCAAATCGTTGGTGGTGCAAGTTGCTTCCAGTCCATAGAAACGAGCGCAGGTGTATATACCTTGCTGATCGGCGCTTCCACAGGCAGCGGATATATCTCAGCACGCAGCTTGACGACTTGGACGGACGCAGGGGGAACTTACCCCTGTAATGCAATCGTGGGTAGCCTAACAGTAGCGCCTCCGGGTGCCACGGCCCTAATCGAATTCCTGACGCTTCAATATATTCCGATTGGCACAGTCCCGACCATTAGCATTTACCCTCAGGGGTTTGCTCCCTTGAGCGGTTCGACAGCGGCTTTCGTGTCCCTCGGTCTGGGTGCTAATGATCCACCGAAGCTGATCCCGAGCGCAACTCCGTCATTGGTGCAGCAACGCTTTTACCTTACAGGTGCACGCTCCCCCATTCCGCAAGAGATGTGCAACTTGCAAGTCAATATTGCTTTTCCCTCGGAGAACTTCAAGGCAGAGGTTTTGACACTGGGGGTAAGTTAATGGGTAGACCCCTTAAATTCAAGCTCTCGGACACAACTTTAACTTCGGATGTCAACCAGACCCTTTCCAATTTGTTGAGCCAAACCAACAAGGTAAAAAAGACAGTCACGGTTGTATCCGGTGTTGCCAATGCTGCATTTGCGAAAGCGAATAGCGTAGTGCCGCCAGTTGCCCAACCGAGTACAATCCCTTCCGTTTCGTACATGATCGGACCCGGCAACATTACGTTGCCTCCAACGAATTCAACAGGTCTCCCCATAACCACGTCGGGTCTCAGTGTAGTCCTAAATCACTTCAGCTTTGCCGCCCAGCTACTGTTCAACACCATTTGCTTCGGCTATGTCGGGGGGACGGGCAGCATCTTCGTCAATTTCGGGATTTACAGCGGTACGCTCAGTGCCACTCCTAAGACCCTGCTATGGGCAAGCGGTCCCATTGCTGTTCCGTGGTCGTCTGGCAACATGGAAGTGACGGTGCCGACTTACACGCTTTTGCCGGGGGACTACTACTTGGCCTCGACCAGTACTGCGGGTTACAGCGGTCTTCAGTTGTATGGGTATAACCTAGACGGCATTTCCACCAGCGGAGCCACTGCAAACTCTCTCAATCATTCTATGTTGCAAGTAGCAGTAGCAACAAACACCGCTACTCTTGGTCCGCCGCTAGCTCTCCCTCCGACTCTGGGCACTTTGCTGCCCAATCCGGGCGGGTATGGTTTGGGCTGGCCATTGGTGTCGTTTTACAAACTATGATGCGCAAAATTAAAGCAGAACTCACAGCCCTATGCAAGGTGGCACAAGAAGACATTAAAAAGTTTATTTCATGGGTTTGGGCAAATCGGGGCAAGAACTTTTTTGATATGCGGGTAATCACTTATCCGAGAACCTGCATGGCACGGGCTTACGACGAAGAGCAGACACTCTGTCTAGTGCCCGTGTCTCCCATTCTCATGCTGGAATCGATTGCCCCGAAGCCTGATCTTACAGATCGGCAACGGGTTCTATGCCTGTATCGAATTACTGAGGTAGTGGAGCAGACCATGAAAGATACGGGATTTATGGAATGTTATTTCCTTGCATCCCCGGATGACCCCTTGGCGGAAGTGGCGATCAATCACGGTTGGCAAGAGGTCAAGGGGTTCAGGGTGCTCAAGCGGAGGGCGGACCCCCTGACTTACCCGATTTCTGAATCATTGAATAGAGGCGAGCAGCATGTTTATTGCAACGAAGATTGAATTCGACTGGGAAACAAGTTGCATACTTTCGAGGGAAGGGTATGAGTACACGGGTCTCATTGCCGACCTTAAGGGGGATTCGACTGCATCGGGTGCGGAGTCAAGCTCTGCGAACTTTGCCAATACCCTGCAATCGGCATTTTCTGCTCAATATGCTAATCAGCAGAACTCGCTGAATTTTCTCAATAGCAAAATGCAAAATCAGGTGAATAATCCATCGGGTTATAGCGCTGGCACATTGGCTGCCATGAGGGCTTCAGCGAATGACCAAGTGGCAGGAGCCTACCAAGGTGCTGCAAGAGCCTCCCAGAATCAGCAATTTTCAGAGGGAGCGGCGAATTTACCTTCTGGAGTAAACGCCCAGATCAATGCTGGCCTTGCATCATCTGCGGCTCAGGCCCAATCAGGTGCCCAGCAGGGTATCACGATGAGCAATGCGAACTTGCAAAATTCAAATTACTGGAACGCAGTCTCAACATTGTCGGGTACCGCTGCGATGCAAAACCCGAATCAATATGCAAGCAGCGCCAATCAGGCGGGCGATACGACTGCATCTCTGGGTCAGGTTGTAAATACCGCAAATCAATCTCAGTTACTCGGTGCTTTGGGCGGAATTGCTGGAGGCGCAGGTGCGGCATTCGGCGGCGCAATGTCAGGTGGGGTGCTATGCCCTGCTGAAGGAACCTTGTTCCTCATGTCGGATGGTACGGAGAAATTCATTGAGCAGTTGGTTGTCGGTGACACCATTGCTGGCATTGATGGTGTTCCACAGACGATTGACAGCATCATCAACACATATAGTCCCGTCATTACCGTAAGTACGGAAGATGGACACATGCTAGTTAACTCATTCACACATTGCTTTGTCACGGATGGTGGGTTCACTATCGCCGCTCAATCTTTCGGCAAATCGATTATCACAGCAACGGGCTTCAGCCGGGTCATTAGTGTGCAGGAAGACGGTTGGGCACGGGTATTCAGCGTGGAAACGCAAGGTACTCACACCTACTGTGCGGATGGGGTTTGGGCCTACGGGGTAGGGCACATTGAGAGTGATCGAGCATGTGAGCAGTACCTTGAAAAAGAAATGGTGAGTGCCTAATGGCAGACAACGATTCAGGAACAAACGTACCAGTCGCAATGACCGATGACACCAGTCCTCTGTCCGGGGGCAGTCCTCTGTCTGGTGGCGTTCCTCCTCCTGCTGCTCCTCCTCCACCGGCGAGTGATCCGTTAGGTGCCCAGCCCGATCCCAGTGCAGCCCCGTCTCAGGCAGCCACCGTGGCCACCGTGATGGGTGCAAATGGGCCTCAGCAAGTCAATACGGCGAACCCAAACTTCAATCAGGACCCAAATGTAACGGCTCCTCCCCCTCCCCTTACTCCAAAGCCGTCCATGTGGCAGCAAGTGGTGATGGGCGCATTGGCAGGTCTAGCAGGCAGTGCGGGGGCAAAGCACTTCGGTGGTGGTGTGGCTGCGGGTGCAGGCGGGTACTTGCAAAATAAGCAACAGCAAGTGGAGAACGATCAGAACCAACAGAAGATCAATTTCGAGAGTGTTAAAGCAGCGGATACGCATCTTGAAGCTTATGGTGCCGCACGGGCTGCCGACGATGCCCATGAATTGCATCAGCAGGAAATCGGGGAAAACTACCTGATCCATGACCAGACCATGAAGGCTTTGGGGATTGCTCCCACAGCAACCATTAGCGCGGACAATCCGACTGATATGCACAACCAAGGAACCGCCATGCTGACCACTCTGGCGCAGCGCAATACCAACCAAAATGGCGGGCAGCAGCTTGTTCCTCCGGTGGCTACTACGAATAGCCCCGAGAAAGCTAATGCCGATGGGTCGCACAAGATCGCGGTTTACGCCCCCAACACAACGGATGTTCAGCAGAACAATGTAGCGTCCCGTTCTTTGGTGAATGAAGTCAATCGAACCACCACCGGAATGGCCTACCCCGATCAGCAATGGACGAGCGGCAACGGAGATATGCTGGGCAAAGTCCCCAATCCAGTTGGCGGTCAGTTGAAACTGGTGCAGGCAGCCCATCAATTCTTGCTCACACCTCCATTGGGTAAAGACGACAAAGAAAATGACGCGACCAATGAGAATTTGAAACAGAATGTTGCCAATTATCAGAAGTCAATCGGGGATAATCCCACAGCCGTACAGTCACAGTTCTTAAAGCTCTTGCAATCGAAGCAAACGACCTTTGAGTCTGCGATACAGAATGCAGGCATGACGGCATCTGTAAATCCCGCTCAGGTTCGTACTTTCACCAACCAAACGCTTCCTTCCCTGCCCAGCCTCGCAGCGCATCCGGAGGAAGTCAAAGCTCTGGCTACTGAAGCCAGTCAAGCCCGCAATGACACCGAATTCCGTGGCATTCAAGCTAGGGCAGATGCAGCCGATAAGAGCTATGGCGAAATGGATGCAAAGTTTGCTGAAGTTAATGCAGGCAAGGTGCTTGCAGACCAGAATAAGGCCGGGGAAGACAACCAGAAAGTTTGGTCGGATTCTCAGCACGGTTATGCTCCTGCATTGCAGCAGAGCAACCAGATCGAAGCAGCTTTGGACGGTGCAAAAGATGGCAACGGCTTGATGGCCAGCTTGGTGCCTACGATGATGATTTTGGGCGTGAACAAAGCAGCGGGAATCTCTCGTATTTCACCGGCTGAAGCGGAAACCGCAAAGCTCAACCCCCAAGTGGTTACTCGCTGGAACAATATGGTGGAGTTGTCTGCAACTGGCAAGTTGAGTGATGCGTTGATCAAGCAAGGGCACGAGCTATCTCAGATCGTGTTGGATGCTGCCCACCAGAAAGCAGTACAGCAAGGGCAAATGGTGGCCGCTTCTCATCACATGTCCTACAGCAGTTTACCTGCAATGGATAGGCAAGGAAACATGAGCACATTGGACAAAGTAAGCGTGCCCAAAGGTACACAACCTTGGGTTGATCCTAACACTGGTTATACGCTTGGCTATCAGGATACGAACAAAGTGAACCATATGTTCCCGAAGGGACAGTGAAATGGCCGACCTTAACGATCCCACCGCTGGATTGACACTTGGTCCCGTTAAGACGGACGGACCTACTACTCCGTCTGTACTGCGGTCGCAGTCAGCGCCTCCTCCGGTACCACAAGCCGTCCATCCCGCAAGCGTTCCAGCTACTGGAAATATTCCGGGGTTGACTCTCGGCCCAGCAGTTGCGCCTTCGGCTGCATCGGCTTCGCCCACACCTCCAGCAGCAAAAGACAACTGGACTAATTGGGACCCAGATCAACCAATAACTTCCTACGGCGCTGCCAATCGTGGTGCGGCTGCCGGGGTCGTATCGGACACATTCAAGGCAGTCAAAGGCGCAGTCCAATTCTTTGACCCTCGCCCGCAATCCCCGGAAGAAGAAACGCTTATGTCAAGTGGTGGAGGAGTGGGCAGTGTGGGCGGCGGCATCGGTGCGATGTACATGCACAGAATGCTGGCTCCCTTGGCAAACACAGCTATGAGCACGCCACAAATTGCGGCAGCCATCCATGAAATTAACCAGTCTAAAGACCCCACGGGCACATATTTGAAGATTGCACAGCAGACCGCTTCGCAGGGGGCGGGGCAAGCCCTGACAGCAATCGCTACAGAAGGCGCTGCCAAAGGGGTTGGTATGGCTGCGAAAGCTGTGAAAGGTGCGGTGACAGATTTAGGTGTGCAAAACATACCGATAGGCGAAGGCGAAAATGCTTCCACGGTTCCAGTAAGAGGTCCGGTTGCCAAGCCCACAACGGTGAATCAGGTGGCTGAAACTATTGCGGCCAAAGCCCCCCTGCAAGAATTTGACATTACCAAAACCCAGCCCGCAGCTAGGGAAGCCATCAAAGGTCTTGTGAATCAGACTCTACAGTCTGATGCCATCACTAAGCCCATGGTAGAAATCAATCGGGCGAAAACGATTAAGCAATTTGCCGAAGACGCGCAAGCGAAACAAAGCGCCATCAGCCAAGCCAT